TAACTCGTTTTTTGTAATCAGAGATTCTATCTCGTACAGGAGCTTTTATTCGATCTAGCTCGTTTTCATACCTGGGAACTTCGAGTTTTTGTTTAAACTGTCTTGTAGTAAACTGATTTTCGTAATTTGCGTAAATACGTTCTCTTTCTTGAGCCAACCAAAGATCTGTCTGTTCTGTAGGAGTTCCTTTTAAGTTACGAATCTCAGCTTCTTGAAGCTCAGCCTTCATTTTTTCTTCAGTTTCTTCATCTCCTTTTTTAGCTAAAAGAAGAGCGGTTTTTACGCCAGCCTCAGCTATCTTAACAGTAGACTCCATCATATCAGCAATTTGAACGGAAGGGTTCGAACCGCCAATTATGTTAGCGTCTCTTCCAATAGATACCTGACCAAAATTTACTTGACTTTGTTCTAAATTAGGCGCATCAGATACAAGCTTAGCTGGAGCTTCTGCTACATCTGTACGTAAAGATTCCATAGCAACCGAACGTCTGGGTTGTTCTGGTCTATTAGGATCTCTTTGATTTCTAGGAATTTGCTTTGCCATTAGAATCCTTTCACACCCATCTGATTAAGACCAGCTGCCATTCCTACACCAGAAGCAGCTCCACTAGCTCCACCGCCCATAATGCCCGCTAATAAACCTAACGTCTGACCACCAGGAGCTACTCCTGTAGAACCTGGTATTTGAATATTAGCGGTTTCATAAGAAAGCATATCTCTTTGATTTAACATATTTTCATAGGAAACTGCAGCTTGTAAATCTTGAGTAAGCTGAGCATTTCTATTATTTAGTCTAGCTTGCTTAGCTTGTTCTTTAGCTACAGTCTTCATTCTTTCAACCATACCTCCACGTAAATTTTTACCTGTTGCTTCACTTTGCAATCTAGACATTAGTGCAATTTGTTGATTAGCTAACTTTGTAGAATTAGCTTGAAACATTTTGCGTGAATAGCGTTTAGCATCTGCATACTGTGTAACAGCAGCTTCTGCAATTTTTTGGTTGTTCCATTTTCGTAAAGCGTTTTTTCTAGCAGCAGCGAAATTTGCTCGATCGTTAGCCAAAGCTTGTTGAAAGTTTTGACGCTCGACCTGAACTTTATTTGCTAGGTATTGAGCTTGGGCTTGGTTATTTTGGCCTATTGAGCCCATAGCCCCACTTGCTCCTCCTAACAACGCCATTCCGCCGATAACCGCAATAGCACCCATATTATTCTCCTAAAAAGGACACAATGTCTTCTATATGATCGTCCAACTCTTCTGTGTAATACGACCTACTTTCGACAAAGTTTTGTTTACTGAGCCATTCCTCTAAACACTTAGAAGAAAACTTAATTAGCTCTTCGCAGGTTGTTGGGATTTTAACAGGCTCTCTTTTTACTTGCTCTTGACAAGATTTAATTTGATTGTCTAGGTTTTTTCTTTTTAAGATAACTACATTTTTTACAGGCACTTTTAAATATCCTAAAGATACAGGCCAGACTTTAGCTACTCCCTTTCTGACTTTTTTAATTTCAGGAGGAAGTAAATCATAGTAACCTTTAGGATTGCCTTCTACAGGAAGCAACCCTTTTAAAAACTTATCACCATTGACATATAAACCATTTGCTTTGCATTGTTGCATAACAAACGAAGATCCTACTCTAGGACCGGATCCTGTAACAATATTCACCGCCATCGTGTGTTTCTCTGATTAAAAATAGATTTTCGAATTTCATGGGGGTTTAAAGTTTTTAGTCGAGTTGCTCCTGAAATTCTATCTCCAAGTAAAAACTCAGCTCTACGTTTATCGTTTTCCCATTCAGCTATCTCAGCCATTCGATTTTCATATTCGTTTTTTGCAATAGCTTCATCTACATCAATACCTAAAGTATCTTCAAAGTATTCTACAGACGCAGCTAAAACATCTACCCTATCGTCGTGTTTTAAAGCCCCTCTTCGTTCATACAAACGGCTAATCTGACGTTGATTTTCTTCTTGTCTGATAGCTTTTTTTGAAATGCATAAACGATGTTGAGACATAACAGGTTCTAATGTTTTGATAATCCGAGCTTCTTTCATACCAGAAACTCGGTAGCCTTCTAACCCAATTTGAGTTCCAGCTAGTCGAGCAATGTGTGGTTTTAAAAGAGACCCAAACATACCATCGCCATAGTTTTCTTCGTAACGAATAAGGTTTAAGCAGGGATATTCTAGAGCAATCTTTACTATCTTAGATAACAAAGCATCTTCATATCCGCCTTCAAACCCCATAAGTTCATGAATCCAGATATAACCATTACCAAAAGATGCGACACAAATAGCTGTTTCATCTGCACCGCGACCAGAAGGATCGATATGCATGACTGTATGACGATATGGAGTATAGTCTGGAGAAATCCACATAGGATCAGTCAACAAATCTCCGTTAAGTCCAAATGAAGGCAAGCCTCGTAAAGAATTAGAAGACCAAACTACTTTGTCTGGATGGACTTCGTTATCAAGGTCCAAGACAATAAGATCTTGTAACCTAAGAGGGAAACGATCTTGGTCAGCAAGAGAGGTGTCCAAGTGGTAGTGCAAACTAAATAACTTTGGCCCGATTCTAGACTTACGTTCTGCCAACAAGGAATCTGAAAAGCGTTCTGGTTGCGTGGAATCACCCGGTTCAAGATTAAGTTCAAGAATTGAAGAATCCACATCGCGCATTTGCCCCGGCATATCCGGATTTGGATACAACGCTGGAAACTTAAAACACTCATACGCATCTCTAAGTTTGTTGTAGATTGACTCAGAACTTTGAGGCGTTCCGAGAATTCTAATAAGTCCTTTTCCTGGGTTTCTGATTTGCTCAATTTCCCATACCTTGTTTAATAGTTTCTCTCTAGCCTCCGCTGTTTCAGAGTTTTTCTCAATCTCTACATCATCGAGAATTACGGTATCTGCGTGAGATCCGGTAATCTGCGAAGAGATACCCCTTGAGTATACGGATTTATCTTGTCCTGTAACAGTACGGCATTCTACATTAAAACCAAAAGCAGAATCCGGAGTATTGGGGCCAGGCTCTAAGTGTTTCATGTAAGGAACAAGAGTCAGAATTTTCCTAGTCATGCTAATAAACTCAGTACTCTTTATAGCTGTAGCTGATAAGACCATAATAATATGATCTGGATTTCTCAGAAGCAGCCACGAAGCGAACATAGACGTTAGAACAGACTTACCTGCTCCTCGCCCAGCTTGGAGCTGAAACTCGTCAGCACCGCTCTGAAGCCTTTCTGCCATCATGTACTGAAGAGGAGTAGGTTCTCCTAGTCCTAAGTACTTCATACACTGATGAACATGGTTTCTAAAGTCTTCTAAGATTTCTTCAGGTATACCCGAAGGTAAAAGCTCTCTATTAATTTCAGGTAGAGGCATTATAGTATTCTCCTAAAAAACTAACTCAAAGTCACCCATGAGTTAGCTATGATGATTATCTCTCTTAGACTCAGGCGTTAACGCCTCCGAATTTAAAAGGGAGATCGATTTTTTCTTCGATCATTTTATCAACGTTTCGTTCAGTGAGTTCGAGTTGATCTCGATTTTCTTTAAGAACTTCAAGGACCACTTTATAAAGCTGAGGTCCTCTAGCATCTTCGTTGTCTAAGTCTCTCATTAAAGCAATAAAGAGCTTTTCGTTAAGAGTCTTGTAATCCATAACACTTCTCCGTGTCAGTCCTTATTCCACGGGAAGAACTTTCGAACCCAGTACCAAATTTTCTTTCCAGATAACGCACCTAGTCCAAAAATCACTAGGGTATAGAAGAAAGTTCCTAAAATAGTTTCTAAACTAAAATCCAATGTATTCTTCCTTATGTATTAAATCAGCAACGCCAACGACGGCGAGCTTGGCGAAGACGGCTATTAGGATCTTTTGCCGCCTTTGGGAATTTTTTCATTTGTCCCGCAGAGCGAGCACAAAACGACTTACGACGTTTTGCTCTTTTGCCAGTAGGCTTCTTTTCTGTAACAGCAGTCTTAAGCTTGCTTCCAGGATTTTGCCTACGATACTTAGCAACGCCTTTTGCGGTCATACCGGCACCAGATTTAGTAGGACGCTTATCGCCCGACTTAATACTCATGCCTTTCATACCTTTACCCTTACGTTTTTGTTTTGCCATTCTTCTTTCCCGTAGGTTTATATTCCTTTTTAA